GGTGACGGATTAACATATGATAGTTTAAGAATGACTTTTCTTGTAGATGAAAACTATGAAAACTACCAAGAGATACACGGCTGGTTAGTAGGATTAGGATTTCCAAAAGATAATAGTCAATTTAGAGATTTAGCTGCCGCTGGTGAAGATAGATTTCCTGGTTCAAGTCAATCATTTAGTAGTGAGATAGGTAAAACAAAATATGGTGCTGCTAATCCTGGTGGAACACTATCAGACGCAACACTTATAACCTTGACAAGTAAAAACAACCCACAATTAGAAATAAGATTTAGTGATGTATTTCCTACATCATTATCTAGTTTAAATTTTACACAACAAGCTGGTGATGTAAATTATCTTACAGCAACTGTAGATTTTGAATATAAAATATATGAATTTGCTACGGTAGGTTCATCAACAACTAGTGTAACTACCTCATAAAACTTTACTTTTTAAAGGTTTTGTGATATAATATATATTATGGAGATATTATGGATATAGAACAATTACAAGAACAAGTTGATAAAGATTTGAAAATTAATGATACTGAATTAGATTTAGAATCACTCAAAACTCCTCAACTTCATAACAAATATATGAAACACTTAACAAAGTTTAAGTTAATGTTAAGTCGTGCTGAAAGTGAATATAACACTTTAAAAAGAGATAAGTGGGAATATTATACTGGTAAATCTCCTGCTGAAGTATATGCTAAAAAACCTTTTGATTTAAAAATTTTAAAAACAGATATAGACAAGTATTTAGAAGCAGATGAAGATTTACAAAAACAAAAACAAAAAGTAGATTATCTAAATACAGTAGTTGAATTTTTAGATAGGACTATACGACTAATTTCAAATAGAGGATTCACTATTAAAAACGCAATTGATTGGCGTAAATTTACTAGTGGAGCAGTGTAAATGCAAAACAAATATTCTTATTATTGGTTTGACAAAGCGCTGACCAATGACCAATGCGATAGAATTATCGAGTTGGGTGAAAATCGCTTAAGTAAATTAAAGAAAGAAGGATTATCTACTAACGCTACAACATTTGGTGAAACACATAAAGGTGCTAAAAATGCTGGTGATATGTCATTGGAAGATAAAACTGAAGAAGATATAAAAGATAAAAATAAAAAAGTTTATATTAGAGATAGTGAAGTATCATGGTTTGGTGGTGAAAATGACTATTGGATTTATAATTTATTAACACCCTATTTAGCAGAAGCAAATGATAAATCAGGTTGGAAATATGATTATGATTACCATGAATCTATACAATTTACAAAATATGGACAAAATCAATTTTACGGTTGGCATTACGATGGCGCAGGAGATCATCATAACGTTTATCGAAAAATTACATCTGATAAAAAAGATATGAAACAAGTAGAAGATAGTCGTATGTGGGGAAAAGTTAGAAAATTAAGTATGACTGTTAACCTCAGTCCTGCTAATAGTTACGAGGGTGGAAATTTAAAGTTTGATAACGGACCTCATCATAAAGGTGAAAGGTTTTATGAGTGTACTGAAATAAGACCACGTGGGTCAATCATTGTATTTCCATCTTATATATATCATCAAGTCACTCCTGTGACTTCAGGTACACGTTACTCTTTAGTTATGTGGACAATAGGGAAGCCGTTTAAATGATAGAAAAAATACAAAAAAGTTTTGAAAAAAATAATTATGTAGTTATAAAAAAATTTTTGCCTAGATCAATGGCAAATTTATTATATTATCATGTTTTAGTATCAGAAAAAGTGTCTAGGTTTATTAATGATGATCCTGAAAATAAAGAAAAATTTAATAAAAACAATCAATACGGAACTTTTACAGATGCTCAAGCGCCTGGTGATTATAGTAAATATGGAGAACCTATATTTGAAAGTTTAATGTGTCAATCACTGCCAGATTTAAATATGTACACAGGATTGAATTTAATTCCTACTTATTCATATCATAGATTATATACAACAGGTACAGAATTAAAAAGACACAAAGATAGATCAAGTTGTGAAATTTCAACTACTATATGTTTAGGATATGATAATACAAATTTACCTGAAAGTAAAAAAGATTGGAATTGGCCAATGTATGTAGGACCATCTGACGGTAGAGAAAATCAAAAAGGATATCCTTGTTATTTAGAACCTGGAGATATGATAATTTATAGAGGTTGTTTAATTGAACATTGGAGAGAACCTTTTATAGGCAAAAATCACGCACAAGTTTTTGTTCATTATAATATAGACAATGATGAAAATAAAGAAAGACTATATGATAGTCGACCATTACCTCATCTTACAGGTAATTTTAAAAATATTCCAAATAATTAATTTAATTAATGACCACAACACGTTATATTATAATTGATAAAAAAAATGAAGTCTATTTAAAGATAGAGGCTGACGCTGATATTAGACGAGAACTTGGAGAATATTTTACATTTGAAGTACCTGGTTTTAAGTTTATGCCACAGTATCGTAATAGAGTTTGGGATGGCAAAATTAGATTATTTTCATATGCGACAGGACAAATCTACACAGGATTATATCCATATATCTTAAATTGGTGTAAAGAAAATGATGTACAAGTTGTTGACGGAACAAAAATAAAAGACGTAGAGGTATCTGATAAAAAAATAGATGACTTTATTAAAGCACTTAAAGTACCTTTAGAAATAAGAGATTATCAAAAAGAAGCGTTTAAATATTCTATACAAAAATCACGTAGTTTATTGGTATCGCCTACTGCCTCTGGTAAATCACTTATTATATACTTAATGTTAATTTTTAATTTGTTAAGACTTAAAGAATCTAAACAAGACAAGATATTAATTATAGTACCAACAACATCATTAGTAGAACAATTATTTAAAGACTTTAAAGATTACGGTTATAATAGTGATCGTAACGTACATAAGATATATCAAGGACACGATAAAGACACAAATAAAAGAGTAATTATATCTACTTGGCAATCAATCTATAATCTGCCAAAAAAGTGGTTTAAACAGTTTGGTATGGTCATAGGTGACGAAGCACATTTATTTAAGGCAGTTAGTTTATCAAAAATAATGACTAAACTAGAAACGTGTAAATATAGAATAGGTTTAACAGGTACTTTAGATGGTACAAAAACTCACAAATTAGTATTAGAGGGTTTATTTGGAACTGTTAATAAAGTCGTATCTACAAGTGAACTACAAGAAAAGAAACAACTCGCTGACTTAAAAATAATGTGTTTAATACTTCAACACGACAAAAACGCCAGACATTTTTTAAAAGATAAAAGTTATCAGGAAGAAATGGATTATCTAGTTTCTAACACTAGTCGTAATAAATATATAAGAAATCTTTGTTTGTCATTACAAGGCAATTCTTTGTGTTTATTTCAATACGTTGAAAAGCACGGTGAAATATTAAAAAAATTAATAGAAGATAAAGCAGAAAATAAAAAAGTGTTTTATGTTCACGGAGGAGTAGAGGCAGATGAAAGAGAAAATATCAGAGCGATTACGGAAAAGTCCGATAATGCTATTATTATTGCTTCTTATGGTACTTTTTCCACTGGCATTAATATTAGGAATTTACACAACATTGTTTTCGCTTCTCCTTCTAAAAGTCGTATCAGGAATCTTCAAAGTATTGGTAGGGGTCTTCGTTTAAAAGATAATAATTCATTTGCCACTTTATATGATATATCAGATGATTTAACTTATAACGAAAAAGAAAATTATACTTTAGCACATTTTAGAGAAAGAATAAATATTTACAATGAAGAACATTTTGATTATGAAATTCACAACATAGAGTTAAAACAATGAATAGAATTTTTGGATTACCTGTTTATACAACAAGTTTAAAGAATGAAATTTATGATCGTAAAAATATCTATAACGTTATAAAAGAAAATTTTAATAAAGGAAAAATTAGAGATAAAAATTCTGAATATGGTAATTTACATCACAGTCTTGTAGATTGGGATAATCCTAATTTTTTAGTTCCTGATTTTTCAAGTTTACACCCAATATATAACAAAAAGATAATAGAATATTTAAATAATTTTACATTTACAAATGGTTTTTATCGTTTTAAGTATGATATAATTAATTATACTTGTATGGAATCTGGTCAATCTATGAACGATCATTTTCATTGTAATTGTGATTTTGTAGCAGTACATTATTTTAAATTTAATCCTAATGTTCATTCATCAACAACATTCATTAATACAAACTCTTTTTCAAAATATTTAGCAAATATAAGACCCAATTTACTTAATATATTAAATGTTAATGCTGATGAAAATTCTTGGTTAAATAGTGAAAGAACCTTAAATGTATTAGAAGATGACATAACATTTTCTCCTGCTATTTTACATCATAAAGTAAATGAACAAAAAAAATCAGATGATTTAAGAATAACAATTGCCCTAAATATTACTGTAGAGTAACTATGACTACACAAGAATTAGAAATAAAAATAATTAAACTAATTAATGGTGATGATGTTGTTTGTGCTTTTCCAACTAAACAACTTCCAGAAAAATCTCCATTAATGAGATTAATAAAACCACTTCAAATTAAATATGTTCCACAATTAACACCTGATGGATTTAAAGATTATATCGCACTAATTAAATGGGCTGCCTATACGCCTGATACAATGGTGACTATTCCAAAAGATAAAATTATGACCATTGTAAATGCCAGTGATGAAATGAAAAAAAGTTATATTCATATTGCCTCTACTTATGATAGTTTAAAGCCACCAACCCGAGATGATAGAAAATATAAACAAGAGAAATTTAGTGAACAAGAAAATGATGAATTAAATGAATTATTTGATGAGTTTAGAGATACTAAAGATACTATACATTAGGTAGCAAATCATTCTCTACACGCTCAATTATATACAAATTTTTGTAAAAGTCAATGCTGAAATGAAAAAAAGTGAGTGGATAGTTAAAGTAACTTATAATAGTGATAATTGGAAAAAATATTGTGAACTTACTTACCCTTTTAAGGGCACTCCTAAACAACTTGAAAATAGAATTTGGAAACACTATAATAATAACTATGAAGACTATGGAAAAGCAGAGGCTGTTGAAGTAGAACTCTTAAAACATTGACTTTTTTAATGAAAGGTGTTATATTAATATTATGAATACAAAAACAAAAAAAGAGCATTATGTAAACAACGCTGAATTTTTAGAAGGTATGAAAGCCTATAAAAAACGTTGTAGAGAAGCAAAGAAGGCTGGCAAACCTAAACCACCAGTAGATAATTATTTGGGTAGTTGTTTTCTTAAAATAGCGAATCACTTATCTTATAGACCTAACTTTATCAATTATACTTTTAGAGATGATATGATTAGTGATGGTATAGAAAACTGTTTACAGTACCTTGATAATTTTAATCCATTAAAATCTAAAAATCCATTTGCTTATTTTACTCAAATTATTTTCTATGCTTTTGTAAGAAGAATACAAAAAGAGAAAAAGCAAGTAACAATTAAACATAAGTTAATTATGGATAATAATTTAGATGATATGGTTTTACAACCAGGAGATCAAGGTGGTGATTATATAAATCAATTTAAAGAATTTTTACAAAAAAATATTAGAGTTGAAGAAACACCTAAAAAAGAAAAGAAACCAAGAAAGAAAAAAAGTACAGTTTCAAAATTCTTTGTTTAACTATGAAAATTGCTTTATTAAATGATACACACTTCGGTGTGAGAAATGATAGTCCTGCTTTTTTAGAATATCAAGTTAAATTCTATGATGAGCAGTTTTTTCCATACCTAGAAGAAAATAATATTACAACACTTATACATTTAGGTGATGTAACTGATAGACGTAAGTTTATTAATTTTAAAACCGCAAGTGTTTTTAGACAAAAGTTTTTTAAACGATTGTGGGATATGAAAATTGATACACATATTATCATAGGCAACCACGATACTTACTATAAGAATACAAACGAAGTTAATTCAGTAACAGAATTATTTACAACGTTTGATGGTCAACACGAACCTTGGATTTATACAGGACCAAAAGAAGTTGAGTTAGGTGGTTGTCGTATGTTATTTTTACCTTGGATATGTGATGACAATTATGAAGACTCAATTTATGCGATTGATAATGCTACAGCAGACATTTGTTTTGGACATTTAGAAGTAAAAGGTTTTGAAATGCAAAGAGGTATTATTAATGAACAAGGATTAGAACCAAAACAATTTAAACGTTTTGAAAAAGTTATCTCTGGTCATTTTCATAAAAAATCAGACGATGGTCACATCTATTATTTGGGTGCTCAATATGAAATGACTTGGTCAGATTATAAAGACCCAAAAGGTTTTCATATCTTTGATACAGAAACAAGAGAACTAGAAAGAATATCTAATCCACGAAGAATACACAAGAAGTTAATTTATAATGATAAAAAAGAAGACTATTATAAAAAAGACTTAACTGAATTTGAAAATACATTTGTAAAAGTATTTGTGTCTAATAAAACAGACGAAGATATGTTTAATAATTTACTAGATCGTTTTCAAAACAAAATGAATGTACACGAGGTAAATGTTATTGAAGATATACAAAGTGATATGGCTGCTAGTGTAAGAGAAGACATATTAGATCAAGGAGAAGATACAATTACATTTTTAAATAATTATGTAGATCAAATACAAACAGATTTAGATAAACAAAAATTAAAAGAGTTTATAAAAGAAACTTATGTTGAGGCAAACGACCATTATTCAGGATGATTATATTTAAAAAAATAAGATGGAAAAACTTTTTATCTACAGGTAATCAGTTTATTGAAGTTGATTTAAACAAGTCAAATACAACTTTGATTATAGGTACAAATGGTTCAGGTAAATCTACTTTGCTTGACGCTATGACTTATGTTTTATTTAATCGACCATTTAGAATAATTAAAAAAGAACAAATGGTTAATACCGTAAATAATGGTGACGCATTAGTAGAAATAGAGTTTTCAATAGGTACAAAAGAATATAAAGTTAGACGAGGTATTAAACCTAATATATTTGAGATTTATTGTGATGATGAACTAATTAATCAGGATGCTTCTAGTGTTGATTATCAAAAGATATTAGAAAGAAATATAATGAGATTAAGTTATAGATCGTTTGTACAAGTTGTTATATTAGGGTCTTCATCATACGAGCCGTTTATGAAAATGAAATCTCGTTACAGAAAAGAAGCAGTTGAAGAAATACTAGACATTAAAGTTTTTTCACATATGGATTGGATGTTAAGAGATCAACAATCTGTTTTAAACAAAAAAATAGTAGATGTTAAACATAACGCAGACTTAATACAATCAAAATATGAATTAGAAGATAAACATTTTAAAGAAATAAAAAACAGAAATGTTGATGACAAAAAATTAAAACAAGATCAGTTAGATAAAATAGAAAATGACAAGAAAACTTATTTAGAAAAAATACAACAATTAGACACTGATTATAAAAAACACAATGATGATATTAAAGATAAAGAAAAAGTTGAAAAGAAACTAAATCAATTATCAAAATTAGAGGCAAAGATAGAACAGAATTTACATACACACGAAAAGAACTTACAATTTTTTGAAGATAACGATAGTTGTCCAACGTGTACACAAAAGTTAGAACCAATATTTAGAGGTGAAAAACAAGCCTATGAAAAAGGTAAAATCGCAACTTTAAACGATGGTATGAAAAAACTTGTAGAAGAAATAACACAAACAGAAACAAAGTTAAAAGAGTTTAATTCTATATCTAAAAAAATGACCGATTTAAATATAGAAATTTCAAAATTAAATACTTCTATAGAAGAAATGAAAAAGTATAGTGATAATTTACATAATGAAATATTATTATTAGAAAATAAAAAACAAGATAGTGATAAAATAGAAGAAGAATTAAATAACTTGGCACAACAATTAAATGAAACACAAGAAGAATTAACAAAGATTAATGAAGAAAAAACTTATGTTGATACTGTAAGAGAAATATTATCAGAAAAAGGTGCTAAAACTAGAATTATTAAAAAGTATTTGCCTATTATGAATACACTTATAAACCAGTATTTACAAGATATGGATTTCTTTGTTAATTTTAATTTAGACGAAGAATTTAATGAAACAATTAAAAGTAGATTTAGAGATACATTTAATTATAACAATTTTAGTGAAGGTGAAAAATTAAGAATTGATTTGGCACTGTTATTTACTTGGCGAAATATTGCTAAAATGAAAAATAGTACAAATACTAACGTATTAATATTAGACGAAATATTTGATAGTAGTTTAGATAGTCAAGGTACGGAAGACTTCTTTAAAATTTTAAGAACATTAAGTAAAGAAAATGTTTTTATCATATCACATAAAGGTGACATACTATTTGATAAGTTTACTAACATAATTAAATTTGAGAAAACAAATAATTTTACAAGGTTACAAAATGTATAAACAAGATATTGTAATTGTAGATAATTTCTTTGATGATTTCAATGTTATTAAAAATCATTTTACAAAATTGTCTTTCTTTAAAAGAGAAGATTATAAAATTAGACCTAACGAAAAAATGGGCAATTGGCCTGGATTAAGAACAGGACATTTGATAGATACAGAACCATTTTTATTTAATTTATTTTTAAAAAATATTTATGAAAAAGTACATTATTTACCTAATTTTGATTTACATTCATATTTACATTGTAGATTAGAAGAAGATGAACAAAAAGATTGGATTCATACAGATGAAGAATATTCAGATTATACAGGTTTAGTATATCTGTCAAATACTAATTTAAATTCAGGCACAACTTTTTATGATGATAAAGATAATTTAATAGCAGATATAAAGTTTGTTCAAAATAGATTTGTATTTTTTAAATCTACAATAAGACATAGATCAACAGGTAATCATGGAACTACAATAGAAAATGGAAGATTAACACTAAACGCATTTTTTAGATGGATAAGGAGATAAAATGAAAGAACTAAAATTAATACCACCAAATGATCCAAGAGTATTAACAGCAATAGCACCTTTTAATAATGAAATGTTAAAAGAAGAAGGATTTAAAGATAGAAAAGAATTATCTGATAAGATGTTTGAAACAATGTTTAAGTATGGAGGCATTGGTCTATCAGCAAATCAAGTTGGTTTACCTTTTAATATGTTTGTTATGGGGGGTCATCCTCAATTAGAAAATGGCATAAAATTAACTTGTTTTAATCCTATGATTATATCTGCTAGTGATGAAACAGTGATGATGAAAGAAGGTTGTTTAACTTTTCCATTCATATTTTTAAATATTAAAAGACCACGTAAAGTTGTTGTTAAGTATGAAGATGAAAAAGGTGATTTACAAGAGGGGCATTTAGATGGTATGATGAGTCGTATTTTTCAACACGAACACGATCATATGTTAGGTAGAACATTTACAGAACACGTATCAAAATTTAAATATGATTTGGCTAAAAAGAAAGCTGAAAAAGAAATAGAAAGATTTAAAAAATTAAATGGAAAAAAATAATATAATACATCATCTTTTTAGTTATCCTGTCTATGCCAATAATATAGGTGTAGATCAAAATTTTTTTAATAATGTTATGTTAAAAGAAAATTTTATAGAAATGGGATCAAAAAATGGATATTTTACTGATAATCAAAACATTTTACATAAAGATAATTATAGTTTTTTAAAAAATAAAATTGATAACGAAGTAGAAAATTATGTAAGAAATATTTTACACGTAAACAAAAAACAACAATTTTATTTAACTACTTCATGGATTAATAGACACTCTTACAACCATCACGCACACCCTCACATACATAAAAATGCTGTTGTATCAGGTGTTTATTATTTAAAAACATTTCAAAATTGTGGAGATATATATTTTTCAGTAGATTATAATTCACACGTTTTTAATAATATGATAAAATTAGATTTTGATACAATTAATACATATAATTGTGATGAATATTCTATTAGACCAATAGATGGTGATATACTTTTATTTCCTTCTAAATTAACTCATAGAGTATCACATAATTTGACTAACATGGATCGGTATAGTTTAGCCTTTAATTATTTTGTTAAAGGTGAATTTGGTAGTATGGAAGGATATTTAGAATTAAAATGAGATTTGAAATAGACGAACACATAGGTATTTTTGACGGTTACTTTACAAATAATTTTTGTGATGACTTTATAAAATACTACAAAGAATTAGAAAAAAATAATTTATTAGGTGTTAGAAATAGTTTAAATGTAAAAGATAAAGCAAGTGATTTGATAACAGGTTCTTTTCAAAAAAGCGTACCTATAAATTATTGTACAGGTCAATTTGTTCAAAAGTTTTTTAGTTCATGTTATAGAGAGTATGCTAACAAATATACAGTATTAAAAGATAATTTACATTTTCACACTATTTTAGATGTTAAAATACAAAAAACAATTCCTGGCGAAGGCTATCATTTATGGCACGTTGAAAACTGTGGATTTACTACTAGAAATAGAATAGCTGCTTTTATGTTATATTTAAATGATGTTGAAGAAGGCGGTGAAACAGAATTTTTATATCAGAAAAAAAGAGTTACACCTAAAAAAGACAGGTGTTTAATTTGGCCAGCAAATTATACTCATTTACATAGAGGCAATCAACCATTATCAGGTGAAAAATATGTTTTAACAGGATGGATAGAGTATAGTGGAAACTAAACCTTACAATTTTCCTAAATTAATAATAGAACAATATAATGGATTTCATGTAGTACGTGATGATCTATTAGAAGGTGGTTCTAAAAGAAGATTTGTAGATAGATTAATAAGAGAAGAAATAGAAGAAGGTGCTGAGGAGTTTGTGTATGGAGGTTGCCCAGCAAATGGTTATGCTCAACTATCATTAACACTACAAGCCAAAGCATATGGCAAAAAAGCTGTATTTTTTATGGCAAAAAGATCATTAGATAATTTACACCCTTACCAACAACAAGCACTTGATTATGGAGCAGATATTAGGTGGGTTCCAAACGGTATGTTACAAGTTACAAAAGCAAGGGCAAGAGAGTATTATTATGAAAACCCTAAAAAACGTAGATTATTGCCATTAGGACTAGAAGAAAAAAGAGTTATGGAAGATATAAGGGACCTTGCCAAAACGATAGAAATAGATTATAATATAAGAATCAGTGAAATTTGGTCAGTTGGATCAAGTGGTACTTTAACAAGAGGATTACAAATGGCATTTCCTGAAAAAGATGTACACGTTGTATCAGTTGGGCATACAATGAAACAAAACGAAGTTGGTCGTGCTAACTTATATAAATCAAAATATAAGTTTACACAAGAAGTAAAAAGTGAAGATATG